CACCCGGGCCTATTGAAGCGTGTCGTTGCATGATTTGGGCGGCTGCGCTGGCGTCACGTCCACAACTAATTGGCAAACCCGTAATTGTTAGCGGTTTACAGTAAAGTTGTGACGGCACTAGTTGGCTTGCTTTCCGTCGGGGATTGTCGGCGCTGGCTAGTGCCACCAAAACCCGACAGATTGTGACAAACTAAAAACATGGGCATTTTTACTAGCAAACCCGAACCAGCAAAAACCGTTAAAGCCGCCGCAGGTGGCAACGCTGGCGCTACCCAAATAAACAACTTTTACGCCTATGTCGAGGGCGATCAACGCGCCCGTTTTATGCAAGTACCAACGCTAAGCCGTGCACGTGACCTTATGGCAAGCGTTATCGGTTGCTTGCCGTTAGTCATGTATAAAGAAATGTGGAACGGCGACGAAATGGAACGCGTACCCGAAGCGCCGCGTAGTTGGTTGCGTCGCATTGACAAAGGTGTAACAAACAACTTTATACTTTCGTGGACTTTTGACGATCTTTTGTTTTACGGCTCGGCTTATTGGTATGTGACCGAACGTAGCGCCGACGGCTACCCCATGAACTTTACGCGCCTACCTGCTGCAATGATTACTTTGCAAGATCAGCAATCCGCGGTACGTTTCGGCCCATCAAAACAAATTTTGTTTAACGGTTTACCAATGGATTACAAAGACGTAATTCAATTTATGTCACCTGTACAGGGCCTTATTTACACCGGTTACACGTCAATTAACACCGCGCTTAAATTGGAACAGGCCCGTAACCGCAACAGTCTGTCAACCCAGCCAGCCACGACTTTGCGGCAGGTTGGCGGCGAGCCCATGTCGGCCGTCGAGTTGCAGGATTTGGCCGCGGCCTACGATCACGCGAGATTAAATTCGGCCACATGTGCGGTGAACGAATTCGTAGAGGTAATACCTAACACCGCAACACCAGACAAAATGTTGCTTATTGACGCTGCCGAATACCAGTCTAAAGAAATTGCGCGATTGGCTAACGTGCCCGCATACCTCGTTTCCGTCAGTATCGGAAATTATTCATACGTCTCATCAAGTGAGGCTTCTAAAGATTTGTATACCTTCGGGTGCAAGCCATACATAGATTGCATACAAGAAACACTAAGCGCGGATAACGTATTGCCCCGTGGCACCGGTGTTATGTTTGACATTGAAAGTTATTTAGCCAACGAATACAACACAAACGTAGAAGTAGAAGAAACGCCCGAGGAAATGAGGCAAGCAAATGCTTAGGTTAACCCCACAAGATTTAAATTTAGACGCCGCGCAAAATGACGCGCTGCCACGTAGAACCCTTGCCGGCGTCGCTATTGAATACAACGTTGACGCCGTAGTAGCCGACGGCCAAACAGTTAGGTTTTTGCCCGGTTCGCTACCGCTTGAAGGCAAGAAACCAAAAATGTACCTTTACCACGACAGCACCCAGCCAATCGGCGTAGTTACCGAACGCACCGAAGTAGGAAATTTTGTAATGTTTGAAGCCAAAATAAGCGAAACCGTGTTAGGCAACGAAAGTTTGCAACTAGCAAAAGACGGCGTTTTAGACAGCCTTTCGGTAGGCGTGCAACCCGTCGAATTTAGTTTTGACGAAGCCGGCACCATGATCGTCAGCAAAGCGGATTGGCAAGAATTGTCGCTTTTGCCATATGGCGCATTTGAGGCCGCCAAAGTCGAGCGCGTCGCCGCCAGTATCCACCAAAAAGAACCCGAAGTAGAGTTAAATAATGAACAGGACCAAGAAAAGGAAGTAAACGACATGTCTAACCCAGTAGAAACCCCAGCCGTAATTGAAGCGTCAGCCGTGCAACCAATTTATGCACAGGCTAAAAAAATGCGCTTGCCATCACCTGCCGAATACATCGCTTCGTATGTTCGCGGCGGTTCAGATTTTGCACAACTAAACGCAAACATCCAAAGCGCAATGGTGCAAGCAGCACCCGGCGTTGCCCCCGATATTAATACTGATAGTACACCTGGTATCTTGCCGGAAATTATTGTCGGTTCTGCGTATGACGGACTAAATGCGGTGCGCCCTTTTGTGTCGGCAATTGGTACACGTGCAATGCCACAGAGCGGCGCAACGTTTCGCCGTCCAAAGATTGTTACCCGCCCTGTTGTAACACAGCAGCCAACCGGACAACTTAACGCGCTTGACCCGTCAACCGTTGAAGTATCAAATAACGACATTTCAAAACTCACTTTTGGTACATACGTCACGTTGTCAGAACAGGATCTTGACTGGTCAGACCCTGCGTCACTTAACATTGTGCTTGAACAGTTGGCAATTGCTTACGGCCAAGCAACCGATAACTATGCGGTAGACACAATGGTAAGCGGCGTATCACAAACCGAAACCGTAACCGACATTACCGACCCGGAAGCATGGCTAAGCGCAATTTACGGTGCTGCATACCAAATTAGCAACACTTCAAACTACCTGCCTACCCATTATTTCGTAAGCCCTGTAACTTGGGCTAAGTTGGGCATGCTTACCACAACAACGGGCGCACCTGTGTTTCCGTTTACTGGCGCACCAAACCTCATTGGCCAAAACGCATTGGGCACATCGTCGGCCACATCGTGGAACGGCAACCCATTGGGCCTTGTGTTGGTAGTCGATAAGAACATGGCAGGCGGAACCACAACCGGAACCCTTAGCGGTGTAGTAGGACACGCAGCAGGCGCAGCAGCAGGCTTCGAATTCTACGAACAGCAAAAGGGCGCTATTTCTATTGACGTACCAAGCACACTTGGCCGCACGATTGCTTTCCGTGGCTACGCTGCCGCTTTTATGGCAGACGCAACCAAGTTTGTAAAACTGGTAAACGCTTAACACCCGAAAGGTAGGCCATTATGGCCGCTTATTCGGTCACACAAAAGTACATAGTCGATAACTATGCGGTTGTCGTACTACTTACCAACGCAGACCCGCTAGAGGTTGGCCAATCGTTTACCCTTGCAGGTGTCGACGCAACCTTTAACGGCACGTACACCGTCCACACTTTGCCGCCGTTTCGGTTTATGGGTGTGGACGAATACGGGTTTTTTATTTACGACCCCGAGCAACCAATCCAAAACCAAGTGTTGTTTGCGAAAACCGCTGCCGACGTCATTATTAGCCCGGCTACTGGCACCCTTACCACGACGCCTACGTGCACGTGGATAACAACCGATAGCCAAATTGAAGATTGGTTAGGAATAGGTACGGCTACCGCAGCCGATCAAACATTTATAACGCAATGCCGTTTAGCCGCTAACGAATTTTGCTACCGCCGAAGGCTTGAAGCCGGCTACAAGGACAGCCTTACAACATCACCTAACGCGTCGGTCACTTTAGGAACCGTTGCTTATGCCGGGTTTTTGTACCGTCAACGCGGTGCGGTAACTGACTTTGCCGGGTTTGACGGTTTAGCCGCTGGCGGGTCAATGGGCCTTAGTCCGATGATTAAACAACTTTTGGGCATTGACAGGCCCGCGGTGTTTTAATGCCTGTTGCATACACCGACCTCTTTAATGAGGCTTTAGACGACCTTACAGCCACGTTACAGACTGTTACAGGCCTACAAGTAATCAACGACCCGCGAAACATTGTGCCCCCATGCGCGTTTATTGACGCCCCATCGTTCGAAGCGTTTAACTACAACATTGTAAAGATCACGTTTCCCGTCCGACTAATTACCCTTGGCCCCGGCAACCTTGACGCGCAACGCAGCCTTATGAACATGGCCGCCAAGGTGTTAGGCAAAAACGTGGCGGTAACTAGCGGGCGCCCAACTATTGCCATAATCGGCGGTAGCGAATTAGCCGCGTATGATCTCACTATCGAAATGCAAGCCCAAACGGCTTAAGGCGGTCACATGTACTACATCATCAAAAGCGCTCGACTAGGCGAATTAGGCACCGAGTACGAACTAAAACCCGGCATAAACGTAAACGCCCTTTTATGGGGCGGTTTAATTGTTGAAGTAAACCCCGAGCAACCCGACGAAGTATCCACACCCGCACCAAAAAAAGGTGCTAAAAATAAGAAAGCAACGAAAGAGGATTAAACACCATGGCAACCAGCACCTACCTTTCCAACCCAGTCGTAACCGTTAACAGCGTCGATCTAACCGACCAATGCACCGCCGCTACTTTTACGCACCGTTTCGATCAACTTGAAAACACTTCTTTTGGAAAAACAGCCCGCACCTACCAAGCAGGATTGGGCAACCACGAAGTAACCTTGACCCTTTACCAGTCGTACGCAGCAACCGAAACCTACGCAACGTTGGCCGCATTGGTTGGCACAACCACAACCGTTACGGTTGCAGACGTCGCAGCGGGTGAGATTTTCACACTTACCGGGGCGTTTCTAGCCGAAATGCCGGTGATTTCTGCAACCCTTGGTGAACTTAGCACCGTAGACATTACGTTTACCGGTGGCGTTTACAGCGTTGCATAAATAGCGCCGAACAATCGGCCCGACACGAAAGAAGGCACACATGCAATTAACCCTTGAAGTAACCAACCACGACGGCACCTACCAAGTAAGCACAAACCTATTTACCATCGTGTTATGGGAACGCCGATTTAAACGCAAAGCGGCCGACATGGCAAACGGTATTGGTGTCGAGGATTTGCTTTACTTAGCGTGGGAAGCGAGCAAACAAAACAAAATTGTTGTGCCAGCCGAATTTGACAAGTATTGCCAGCAAGTAACCAACATTGAGGTAACAGCACAAGAGGCCTCAAACCCTACCCAAGCGGCACCTACCGACGGCAACTAGCCGAACTGTTAATTGCAACAGGGTGGGCGCCGCATTGGTACAGCGCAACGTTTGACGCACAAGACCTAGCCACCGTGGCTAAAGTTTTAAGCGAACACAACAAAAGGTAACACCATGGCGCAACCAGTTTTACAGGTAAAAGGTATACAAGAAACCTTGGCGCTATTGCACAAAATAGACCCGTCCTACCGGCGCAAGATCACCACACGCATTAAGCGAAGCGGTGAAATAATCCTTAATGAAGCCCGCAGCATGGTAGCCCATTACGACAACAGCAAAGGCAACGGCGCCCCGCTTTCCGGCATGGTTCGAGGCAACCTAGTGCGCGGCCGTGAGACCTCATGGCGTACCGATCAGGTGCAAAAAGGCTACAAAATTAAAGTAGGTGTACGCCCTAGCCGTGAACGATACGTAGATTTCAACCGCGGCGGTTACACCGAACAGGTAGTTTTTGGTGCCAAACCGTACCGGCTTATGGTTGTGCAATCCACCGACCCCGCTGGCGTCATCTATGACCATGCCGGGCGAAACGTAAGCAGCCTATTTGTGGCAAACCTTACAAAAGAGGAAGGCCAGCAACCCCGCGTTATTGACAAAGCGGTTACTAAAAACCGTGACGCCGTGCAACAAGACA